TTTGATGACGACAAGTCGTTGATTTTCAACTATGGGCAGGTTACTGCCGTTGCTACCAGCAGTACTTCTCCGGTGTGTTTGCTGGCAATTCGTATTGGTCCTTCAGTGGACAACGGACAAACAGGTTTGCTAGGCTCAAAAGAAATTATCAACCGTATGCAGTTGCAGTTAGATTCGCTGGGTATTGTTACCACTGGTAACACGTACTTGATTAACCTGATTTTGAATGGTTACTCCACTGGCGCATTTGTTGGTACTGGTAACGATTTCAGGTCGCCAATTCAACAAGCTAACGGTATTACTTCTTCGCTGGCGCAAGTTGCGGTTAACACTACAGGCGCAGTATCTGTGTTCGGTGGTGAGTCTGTGGCGGCGGCATACTGCGCGGCAGGTACCGTGTCTAACTTGGATTTATCTCAAGTGCGTGACTTAGGTAACTCTATCCTTGGCGGCGGTACATCAAACGTTATTCCAACCACTGCGGCTGGTTTCTATCCAGATGGTCCTGACATTTTGTATGTGGTTGCCCAAGCGGTGAGCGCAACAGCAGGTACTATCTTGGCTCGTTTGTCTTGGAAAGAAGCACAGGCTTAAAGGAGTTATGTATGGCGAAGTCTCCAGCATGGCAGCGCAAAGAAGGCAAGAACCCCAACGGCGGCTTGAACGCCAAGGGGCGAGCCTCTGCGAAGAAAGAAGGTCACAACTTGAAACCGCCTCAACCAGAAGGCGGCTCACGGCGCGACTCTTTCTGTGCAAGAATGAGTGGGATGAAAAAGAAATTGACATCCGCAAAGACAGCGAAAGACCCGAACTCTAGAATTAACAAAAGCCTACGGGCTTGGAAATGCTAAAGGATTAGTATGACTGATGCACACGACGCAAAAACAATGGCTGACGGCGCTGCCGTAGTTGTTGGTATTGGTGGTTTTATGGGATGGATGACACCCGTTGTAACGCTTATTGGTGGTGTTTTGACCATCGTTTACTTAGCCGTGCGTATCTGGGAAACCGATACTGTTAAAAACTTGGTGGCTAAGTATGCCAAGCACGAGTAAAAAACAACACAATTTCATGGAAGCGATAGCACACTCGCCGTCGTTCGCCAAGAAAGTAGGCGTTCCGCAATCCGTGGGACAAGATTTCGCAACTGCCGACAAAGGCAAAAAATTTTCAAAAGGTGGTAACACTATGGCAAGCAAAATGAACCCCGGCTTCATGGCAATGATGGCTAAGAAAAAAGACGGCGCAAAGAAGATGGCTTCTGGCGGTATGACTGGTATGGGCAAAGTCCGTACAGCTGCTCCAAGCAAAGACGGTATTGCTTCAAAAGGCAAGACCAAAGGTAAGCAAATCGTCATGTCCGGTAACACAATGACCGGCAAAATGAACGGCAAGTAAACCATGATGCCCTGTCGCGGGATGGGTGATATAGCCCCGTCCAAAATGCCTAAAGGCGTGAAAAAAGCACGCCGTGACGACACCGACTTCACCCAATTTAAAAAAGGTGGGAAGGTTAAAGAGGCCAAGATGTGCGGCGGCGGTTACATGAAAATGAAAAAGTAATGGCGACCAAACCCGGACTTTATGCCAACATTCACGCCAAGCAAAAGCGTATAGCAGAGGGCTCGGGCGAGAAAATGCGCAAGGTGGGCACTAAAGGCGCCCCAACTAAAGCGGACTTTATTAAGTCTGCTAAAACTGCAAGGAAAAAGTAATGGCTGAAAAATGGATACAGAACGCAATCAAGAAACCCGGGGCTCTGCGCTCCGCGCTTGGTGCGAAAAAAGGCAAGCCGATTCCAGCCGCGAAGCTGGCAAAAGCAGCCAAAGCCCCCGGCAAGATGGGTCAGCGTGCTCGCCTAGCCGAGACACTCAAAGGTTTAAAGAAGTAAAGGAACACTCATGTCACAGTTTAATTTAACCCCCGAAGAAGACGCAATCATGTTGAGTGCTTTGCGTTCTAAAGCCGCTAGTTATCTAGCCACGTATGGCGTTTTTGATTCCGAGTTGGAAGCATTGATTGATAAAGTTGAAGCTCAACTGCCTGTTGCAGCCCCCGTGGTTGAAGAAGCCTTTGTGGTTGAAGAAGTTGTCGTTGAAGAAGCGCCAGCAAAGTCAAAAAAATCTAAGGCTGTTGAAGAGTAATGGCATACACCTCCGGAACCTCGGCGTTTAACCTAGACCTCTCTGAAATAGTAGAGGAAGCGTTTGAACGCGTGGGTTCGGAGTTGCGCACGGGCTATGACATGCGCACGGCTCGTAGGTCTTTGAACTTGTTGTTTGCAGACTGGGCTAATCGCGGCGTCAACATGTGGACGTTTGAGCAAGACGTTATTACTTTGACCCAAGGTCAGCCCACATATGCGTTGCCAGACGATACCGCAGACATTCTTGAGCATGTGATTCGCACACAGGCTAACAGCGCAAGCAATCAAGCCGATCTGACAATTACGCGTATTAGTGTTTCTACTTACGCAACGCTCCCTAACAAGTTAACCCAAGGCCGTCCAATCCAAGTGTGGATTCAGCGTTTAAGCGGGCAGTCTTCGGTTTTGACCGGCACGGTGTCTTCGACAATTACTGCCACAGACACATCTATTCCGATTACCAGTTTGGTCGGTGTGCCCAACGCAGGTTTTATCCAAATCGGTAGCGAATTAATTGGGTATAACGAGTTTTCTGTAGCGGATGGCGCTACACCAGCATATCTTTTGAACTGTACGCGTGGACAACAAGGCACAACAGCCGCAGCCCACAGTACAGGCGCGGCAATTAATTTAGTACAAAAGCAAAGCATCACAGTTTGGCCTACGCCAGACGGCTCCCAGACATACCAGTTTGTGTACTGGCGCATGCGTCGCGTGCAAGATGCCGGTGGTGGCGTTAACGTCATGGACGTTCCGTTTAGGTTTATTAACTGCTTGACGGCAGGACTGGCTTACTACTTAGCGCTCAAAGTGCCCGGTGGGTTGGACAGAATACAGATTTTGAAATCGCAGTATGACGAGGCTTGGATGACGGCGGCGGATGAAGATCAGGAACGCGCAGCGATCCGTCTTGTTCCCCGTCAGATGTTCATTGGGGGTAGCACCTAATGGCTAACAGGTTTTCATCCGGCAAGAACTCGATTGCTGAATGTGACCGATGTGGCTTTAGATTCAAGCTGACCGCGTTACGCAAAGAAGTAATCAAGACAAAGACGTATAACTTGTTGGTTTGTGCAGCATGTTGGGACCCAGATCAGCCCCAGTTGCAGTTGGGTATGTACCCAGTTGATGACCCTCAAGGTGTGCGTGATCCGCGTCCTGATGTGAGTTACCAAGTGTCAGGTCTGTTAGCAGACGGATATTCTGGTGGCGGTAGTCGAGTGTTTCAATGGGGTTGGAATCCTGTTGGTGGAGCAAGCAGTTTTGACGCTGGATTGACGCCAAATAATTTGAATTTAGTTGTACAACTTGGTACAGTTACGATAGCAACAACTTAGGAGTTGAAAATGGCAAAAATGGAATCTAGCAAGTCTGACATGGCTCAAGACAAAGCCCTCATCAAGAAGGCTTTTAAACAGCACGACAAGCAAGAGCATAAAGGCGGCAAAGGCACTATGCTCAAACTTAAAAAAGGCGGTCCTACAGGCGACATGATGAAATCTATGGGTCGCAACATGGCGCGTGCTACTAACCAGCGCGGAGGCTAATATGGCTAAATTTAGTATGAAGCAAGACGGCAAAGAAGTTGGTCCAGCCAGCGTCTATGCAAAGCCACATAACATGTCTGGTGGTGAAGTTGACCTTGGTTACAAAGACGGTACTAACCCCGGCTTTGGCAAGAACCGCAGTAAGTTAGACACGATGGATGTCAGCCTTGGTCAGTTCAGCAAGTCTGCTGGCAATGAGCCCATCAAAACTGACGGCATCAAAATGCGTGGTACTGGCTGCGCTACTAAAGGCACTATGTCTAGAGGACCAATGGCGTGACATACAGCGAACTCATTACTGCGATTCAAACGTATACCGAGAATACGTTTCCGTCTACCACTTTGGCAGATGGTACTGTTGTGTCTTCAACGACCCAGTTGAATCGCTTTATTGAGCAAGCTGAACAGCGTATCTACAACTCTGTTCAGTTCCCATCGCTTCGCAAGAATATGATTGGTGCTTTGACTACAGGTCTGAAGTACCTATCTGCCCCGCCAGACTATTTGGCTACGTATTCTATGGCTGTCATCGAGAACTACGGTACGGCTACAGAACACTACACCTATTTGCTGAACAAGGATGTGAACTTCATCCGTGAAGCCTATCCAGACACAGGCACTGCATATAGGGGTTTACCCAAATATTACGGATTATTTGGGCCAACCATTTCTGGCAGCACGATTACGACAGAGTTATCGTTTATTGTCGGCCCAACACCAGATGCGGCTTACAACGTAGAGTTGCATTTTTACTATTACCCTGAGTCAATTACCACGGCTGGTAGTACTTGGTTGGGAGACAACTTTGATACTGTTCTTTTGTATGGCTGTCTTGTTGAAGCCTATACCTACATGAAGGGTGAGCAAGACATCATCACCTTGTACGACACCAAGTACAAAGAAGCGCTTGCTTTGGCTAAACGTCTTGGAGATGGTCTGGAGCGTAGCGATGCGTACCGCAGTGGTCAGTATCGTGAAGCGCCTTTGCCACAGAATACCGGAATTAGATAATGGCGTTTACAGGCAATTGGATCACCAATACGTTCAAGACAGGTTTGCTTGATGGGGTGTATAACTTCAACACAGGCACAACGCAGGTCTACAAGATTGCGTTGTACACCAACACCGCTACGCTAGATGCCACAACCACAGCCTACACAAGCACGGGCGAGGTGGTTGCGTCTGGTTATACGGCTGGTGGACAAACACTGGTTGTTGCCCAGATTCCCACAATAGGTAACCAGACTGGTAATGCTACAACGTACTTGTCTTTTACAAACGCTGTTTGGACTGGCTCAATAACTGCACGCGGAGCTTTGATTTACTTATCTAACGGTACAACCAACCCAACAGTTTGCGTACTGGACTTTGGTGCGGACAAGACTAGCAATACTACGTTCACCGTACAATTCCCAGCAGTAACTAACACTTCAGCAATCATAAGGATTTCGTAATGCTTGTAACTACAACTTATGGCGAGATGGATGACTCCCTTTTGGAAAAACGGGAAGGCACGTTTGAGGATGAAAACGAACTGACCACTTGGGTTGAGTACTGGAAAGACGCAGAGTTAGTCCACCGTTCTGCCCATGTGACCTTGAAAAAGACCCCATCTTTTGTTGGTGGCGAACTAACCAATTTTGTATAAGGAGCCATCATGGCAAATACCGCATCCCTTTGCACATCTTTCCTAGCGGAAATGTTGACTGCAACCCACAACTTTGGTGTTGCTCCTATCCGCGCAGCCACAACCGCAGACACCTTCAAGGGCGCTCTGTATGTGACTACCGCCACCTATAACGCGGCTACCACGGCGTACTCTACGACCAACGAAGTGACGGGAACCAACTACACCGCTGGCGGTGTTAGCGTGACTAATGCTACGGCTCCTTTGTCCACCAACACATCTTCCACGGCTGGTACGGCTTACTGGACTCCTTCAGCGTCGCTGACCTATACCAACGTAACTTTGACCACAGCGTTTGACACCGTGCTGATTTACAACTCTACCCAGTCTAACAAGGCGGTAGGCGTTTACACGTTCGGTTCACAGACCATCACGGCTGGCACGTTTACTCTGACCATGCCTAGTAATACGACAACAACAGCGTTGATTCGCATAGCAACAACATAAGCGGAGGCGGCATAAAGCCGTAGACCATGTTTGGCATATCCGCTTACGCACAATCTCCGTATGCAAGTTTAGGGACAAACGACATAAGTGTCGCCCTAACGGGTAGGTCTGCGTCTGCATTTGTTGGAACATTAACGCCTAGTTCCACGGTTGGTTTAAACGGACTAACATCTACGGCGCTAGTAGGAACGCTTACTGCTGTCCCGCAGATTGGGTTAACTGGACTAGCTGCATCAGGTTTTGTTGGGACACTAACCCCAACCATCACAGTAGCCCTAACTGGGCGCACAGCATCTGGATTTGTAGGAACATTAACCCCAAGTGGTTCACCTACTGAAACGGGCGATATAGCGTATGGCTACGTTGGTACAGTAGGAGTTAGCGTAACAGTTGCGCTAACAGGTCTTTCTGCCGCAGGATTAAAAGGCACGCTGTCTCCTGATAAGAGTATCGCTATAGCGGGCAGAACCGCAACAGGGTCTAGTGGTTCGCTGGGGGTTATATTGTCTCCAGCCTTGACTGGGCTTTTGGCTACGGCTTCTCAGGGTACGATGGCGGCGGTTTACTGGACGATTGTCATAGACAGTCAGGACGCAAACTGGCAAAATATAGCAGACGCGCAAACGGCTGGGTGGTCTTTGATTGATGATGCAGAAACCGCTGGCTGGGTGTTGATTGACACGGTGGTTAGTTAAGGAAGAACATGGCACTAGTAATTGCAGACCGCGTTAAAGAAACTACCACAACGACTGGTACTGGAACAGTGACTCTGCTTGGAGCCTCTACAGGATTTCAGTCTTTTGCTGTCATTGGCAACGGCAACACCACCTACTACACCATCGCGGGTCAAGGCACTTCTGAGTGGGAAGTCGGAGTGGGTACATACACCTCATCAGGGACAACCCTAGCCCGTACAACCATTCTTGCTTCTTCTAACAGCGGTTCGGCTGTTAACTTCAGCGCGGGGACAAAGGATGTCTTCGTAACTTACCCTGCCGAATACTCGGTGACTAACAACCCCCCTACGCAAAACATTCTTGACCAAGCGTACTTTATGGGACTGATAAACGGATAAACCATGACTACATACACCAACGTATCCTATGCGGTAAAGAACGTCAGCACCAGCGGTTCGACTGCCACGACAGTAGCGTCATCAACGACTTTGGCTGTAGCCAGCCTTATTGTGTCAAACACATCTTCTAGCCCAATCACCTGTGATGTCTACGTTACCCGTTCAGCGGTTAATTACTACATAGTCAAAGGTGCTACGGTGGCGGTAGGCGGGTCTAATGAATGTATCCAAGGCAGCAGGATTATGTTGCAGGCAAGCGATGCTTTGGTAATAGTCTCAAGCGCAGCGACATCAGCCGATGCTTGGGTATCAGGAATGACGGTGCTCTAATATGGCAGTAATTGGTAACTCCTCTACCCAGCAGTCTTTCACGCCAGCCGTTGATTACTTCAGCGGTAACGCAAGTACGACCGCATTCACGCTGTCTCGCCCAGTCGCGTCTGTTGCACAGGTGCAGGTGGTGGTTAACAACGTAGCCCAGAACCCCAGTTCAGCCTACACCATCAGTAGCAACACAATCACATTTACTTCCGCACCATCCAGCGGGACTAACAACATTTATGTTTACTACACAAGCCCAATAACACAGGTGATTGCGCCATCACAGGGGTCAGTGAATACAACGAGTTTGGCTGGCGGAACAGTAACCACAACGGCTGATGCAACCTTAAACGGCTTAACAGTAGGTAAAGGCGGCGGTGCTGTATCTACTAACACGGCTGTGGGTGCTAGTGCTTTACAAGCAAACACTACCGCATCTGACAACACAGCATTAGGTTACCAAGCGGGATACAGCAATACAACAGGAACTAGAAATGTTTATCTTGGTGCTGGTGGTGTTGGGTATGCAAACACTACAAGCAATGCAATTACTGGTGTAGGCTGGGGAGCATTAAATGCAAACACAGGCGCACATAATACGGGGTTAGGTTATCAAGGTTTATATAACAACACTTCAGGCGCTTACAATGTTGCAGTAGGTTCTGGAACATTACTCTCCAACACCACAGCCTCTCAAAACACAGCAGTAGGGTATCAGGCGGGGTATACAAACAGCACAGGGACAAATAACACCTTTATTGGTTATGGTGCTGGTAATACATCTAATGCCGCTAGTACTACTGGTTATAACACTGCTGTTGGTGCTTATGCAGGATACAGTTTAACTACTGGTGTTAAGAATACCTTTATTGGTTCATTCCAATCTGGCGGTACTGCTGGTTCTGGTTCTGCAATTACTACTGGTTCGGCAAACTCCATTCTTGGCGCTTACACAGGAAATGGTAGTGGCTTAGACATTCGCACATCATCAAACAATGTTGTGCTGTCTGATGGGGATGGGAATGTAAGGCAAGTCATCGACTCCGCTGGTAATGTGGGGATTGGTACTACTTCGCCAGCCAATAGGCTTGATGTAAGTGTTACGGGTGCAGATGTAGCAGTAAGAGCAGTAACAACTAGTGCTAACTACGCTACTTTTAGATTAAAAAATTCCTCTCAAGATTATTCTATGCAGATTCGCACAGACCAATCTAATGCTTGGGTGCTAAGAGATGAAACTGCTGGCGTTAATAGAATGATGTGTATTACCAGCGGTCAGGTTGGTATAAACGTAACTGCCGCTTCAGGTAACACATTTAGGGTTGTTAATATTGGCTCTGACAATGCAGTTCAATTTGGTAATGCAAGTAATGGCGTTTATTTAGGAAATGGCGCAACAAGTTTTTCAACGTATTCTGATGTGCGCCTTAAAAATATAACAGGCAAATACGAAACACCGCTTGCAGATATTGCAAAATTAGATGCAATTAAATTTACATGGAAAAATGATACAGAAAACAAACCTTGTGTTGGCGTATCAGCGCAGTCAGTTGAAACAGTTATCCCAGAAGCAATAGACCGCAGTACAAATTTCAATGCTGAAAGTGATACAACAGAATACTTATCTGTTAAATACACAGAACTTATACCACTAATGATTGCAAGTATTCAAGAACTAAAAGCAATAAACGACACACAAGCCGAAACAATCAACGCACTAACCGCTCGGATTGAAGCGCTGGAGAACAAATAATGGCAGTATCAACAATAGACAACTCTGGCATCTCAGCATCTGCGGCTATTAGTACATCCAAACTTGGTACGGGTGCGGTGTTGCAGGTGGTGTATTCAAACTCCCATGCGTCACAGGTAAGCACAACGTCTACAACATTTGTCACAACAGGATTTTCTGCGTCTATTACACCAACTTCAGCAACAAGCAAAATTCTTGCATTATTTGTAGCACCCATAACAAATACTAGCGCAGGTTCGGCTAATATAAAAGCAACAATAGCCAGAGATGGAACTGTTTTAGATAGCACGGCTTTGGCTTATTATGAAAATTCTTCGGGTTCTGGTTTTCAATGGGTTCCATCATCAATGATGTATTTAGATTCGCCTGCGACCACATCATCAGTTACTTATAGCGCGTATTTTAAAGTTAACGCTGGAACAGGTTATTTCGCTAGTAATGGAAGTGGTTGCCAAATTACTCTCATGGAGATTGCAGGATGAGTTACATAGGCAATGCCCCAATCTCAGCTGCATTCCTGACTGACACGTTCAGCGGGACAGGCTCACAAACAGCGTTCACCATGACGGTGGCTCCTGCCAATACGTCTTCAATCATCGTAGCGATTACTGGTGTACTGCAAGACCCATCAACATATTCTGTATCAGGCACAACCCTGACCTTCTCTGCTGCACCTCCAAGCGGTACGAGCAACATCAGCATCCGCTATCTAGGAATTCCTGCAAGCGGAGTAACGACTACAGCCTACAGAACAGTAACGAACACAACTGCCACGGCAGGACAAACATCATTCACCATACCTTCTTACACAGTGGGTTATGTGGACGTATACAGAAACGGTGTCTATCTACCTAGCGCAGACTACACAGCCACAACAGGAACGACGGTAGTCTTGACCAACGCGGCAACAGCAGGTGACACCATCACCACAATCAGCTTCTATGTAAGTTCGGTGTTGAATGCTATTCCTGCAACAAGCGCGTCTATTCAGCAGTCTTACTTGGCA